GGCTTGCCCAGTGCCGAAGGCACTGAGAATTTTCATGCCGTGAAGGCTATGAAGTTGAAAGCTGGAGCAATCCAGCGATTCCGGTCGATGCTTGCGACCGTTGACGGCTTGTTGATGCAAGTCGTATTGAGCTTCCCAGGAAGCCGTGAGTTCCAGAATTGGAACAGGATCGACCAGATCCAGAGGAGTTTGATCTCCAATATCCTTGATGATTATTTCAAGGACGTTGACCCTGACAGGGTCCTGACCTTCGAGAAGGTTAAAGGCATTCGTAAGAATGTCAAGATGATGGGATTCAATCCCACAAAGGACATGCGAGATGTCCAAGTTCCAAGGGAACTTTCTGCATTGAGAGTTGCACTCTCAATGATCAGGGGTAAAACCCCTTTAAGTCACCTCCAGGTGATGATCATGTCCCAAACGAGGGCATCCGGGGTTCCACCCCGAGCTGTGTACGACCGTACACTGGCCAAAACAAAGGCCATCTTGACGACTCCGTCGTCAAAGGATCTCTATGAAGAGATCAAGGGCCCGCTTGCGCGGGCCACGGATCACTTTTACAGTGATCTTCTGACTCGCCTTGGTGGGCAAGTCTCTCGCGATCAGTTCTTTGATCGCATTGTGAAATCTTCTAAGATTTCACTTTCGGACTCAGGAGAGTTCTTTACCAAGACTGATCTTGGTGGGAAGCTTGAAGCTTCCAGGCGAATTTTGAATTCGCATAAAGAGATACCGGAGGTGTCTCTTGATACCGGTGAGCTCACCGGAAAAGTCCTTACGAAGGACAATTCATCTCATGGAGAGATGCTCTTCCACTGGTCATGTGGAATGTTTCGTGATAGAACGAAAGTTTATCACAACAACTCTATGAGTTGTAGAATTTCCCTGGTTGCAGAACTAGGGAAGTATCGGACAATCACTGTGTCCACACTGCAACATGCTTTGTTGCTACACCCCATGTCTCACATGGGACTCAAAATACTTGAAGGGGTGCCTTCAAGTGAAAGCGGTATTGGTGCCGCAAATCACGCTTGGAATTTCTTCAAGCGTCTCTCGCACAAGAATCCTAGTGCGAGCTTCATCTTCAATGAGAAGATAGAAACATCAGTAACAAGTACTGATTGGGAATCGGCCACAGACTACTGTGACCCTTACATAGCTGGTGCTATGTTGAACAGGTTGTTACACCTGTTGGGAGTACCGCAGTGGTACAGGCAAACAGTGCACTTCGCACTGTGTGCTCCACGTCAAGTGGAGACTCTTGATCGCAACGGAGCGCCCGTTGAGATTTTCTACACCTCCAGGGGTGTATTGATGGGTGACCCAGTCACCAAGGTGGTTCTCCACCTCCACCATTTGATTGGTAGAAAGATTGCAGGATTGCTCCTGCAAGACGTCTTTAAAGACGGTGCACTCGATGAGAGTGAGTCAGAAGACTCTGACTAGACAATTTGATTGTCATATTGGTTTACGCCAATTCCGGGTGACCGGACTGTAAGGGCTTTGTGGCCCCAGCCCGCCGAAAGGCGAAAGCGCGAAC